TGTTTACAAAGAGCATTTATTAAGTTAAATCAAGAATGTGATGTTTGGGGTTTAGGTCACAATAATTTTAATGATAATATAGATTATGAATCATATGATTTAATAATAAATTTAGAAAATTATAATGAGACAGGATGGGTTCCAAATTTATCTAAAGTTAAAACAACAAAATTTTTATGGAGTATTGATGCGCATGTAAAAGGGGAAGAAGGGTATATAAAAGAATATAATAGAGGTAATTATGACATTTTATTACACTCAACTAAAGATTATGTTAATAAAGATTATAAGATTTGGTTTCCAAACTCATTTGATGATACATTAATCTCTCCAAGAAATGCTGCTAAAAAATGTGACCTTGGGTTTTGTGGTAACTTACTTAATAGAAACAACTATATAGATTTATTATCAAGTAATTTTAGTTTTATATTTGATAATTTTGTTATTGGTGACTCTATGGTTAATGCAATAAATTCCTACAAAATACATTGGAATTGTAACTTATCAAATGATATTAATTATAGAAGTTTTGAGACCATAGGATGTGGCATACCCTTAGTGACTAACTATAATTACCAGTATGAAGAATTGGGTTTTATTGATGGTGTAAATGTTATGATGTATAAAGATAATAATGAAATGATTTTAAAAATAAAACAATTACTATCTAATGATAAATTAAGAGAGTCTATTGGTAAATCTGGATTGGAGTTGTCAAAAAAGCATACATATGAAAAAAGATGTGAAACTTTAATAAATCTATATACCACAAAAATATGAATTTTATAACTACAAATCATCAAGGTGGGATATGTAATGTTATGTTTAAATTATCTGCATCAATTAGTTTGGCTTTGGATAATAATGTTGATTATATTTTTTCAAATGAATTTTTAAGACCAATTAGTACTGAGACGCCAAAACCAGGGTTTGACCCTGATTATAGTGTTTATAAAGATAATTTATTACGTAATATTACTTTTATAGAGAAATTACTATTACCATATAGAGTACATGTAGAACCTATAACATTTAATTATGGGCAAATAAAATATAACATAGGTGAAAATTTATTAATTGAAGGTTATTTTCAGAGTGAAAAATATTTTATAAATAATAAAGATTATATTATCAATCTTTTTAAACCAACTATAAATATTAAACAAATTATTTTGGAAAGATTACCAAATGTTCAAAATTCAGTTTCAATTCATATTAGAAGAGGTGATTATTTATCATCATCTAATTACCATCCACAACAATCTATAGAGTATTATATGTCAGCTATTAATTTGATTGGTCTTGATAGAAATTACTTAATATTTAGTGATGATTTAAATGGTGTTAAAAGTATGTTTGATTTTTTACCTAATAAAGAATTTGTTAGTTTGGGCAAAGATTATTTAGATTTATACTCAATGAGTATGTGTGAACACAATATAATATGTAATAGTACTTTTGGTTGGTGGGGTGCTTATTTAAATGAAAATAAAGATAAAAAAATAATTGGACCTAATAATTGGTTTGGACCCTCAGCGTCACATCTAAACTCTTCTGACATATTACTTGATAATTGGATTAAAATTTAAAAAATGAAAAAGATATATTCAAAAATTAATGAAACTAAACTACTACACATAATAGTTAGAAAAAATGAAATAACCCCAGGAAGAGAAGATATAATATCTGGGGATAACTTTATCCAATGTTCAAAATTAAATTTAACTAAGGGTACAACATTTAAACCACATAAACATATTTGGAAAGAAAGAACTAGAAATGTAATTGCACAAGAAAGTTGGGTGGTATTACAAGGGAGCGTCAAATGTATATTTTACGATATTGATGATTCAATTTTAACAACAGAAATTTTATATTTTGGTGATGCATCATTTACATTAGAAGGTGGGCATAATTATGAAATATTAGAAGATAACACATTAGTATATGAATATAAAACAGGTCCTTATGAAGGACAAGAATTTGATAAAACTTTTATTTTATGAGACAAGACATTACAAGTTTAAATAAGTGGTTTGGGGATAATGGTGATTATACCCATAACATAAATTATGAATTAAATAACAATTCAATTGTTATTGATTTAGGGGGGTATTATGGGTTATGGATTGATGAAATTTTAAAAAAAAATAACCCATATGTTCCTAATATAATATTAGTTGAACCTGTCCCAGACTTTTATAATCATTTAGTTACAAAATATGAAAATTATAAAAAAATAAAAGTAATGAATGTAGGTGTATCTACAGATAAAAATGAGGCAACTAAATCTTTATATTTGTCAAATGATGGCTCATCAACAAATTTTAATACAAATGGTAATTCTGTAATCCAAATTAAAACCTTACCTATTGATAAAATACTTTCAGATAATAACATTAATCAAGTAGATTTACTTCAGATTAATATTGAGGGCGATGAATATGCATTAATGGAATATATGATTGAAAGTAAAATTATTAATAAATTTAAAAATATACAAATACAGTTTCATTTAGGTATTGAAAATGATATAGAAAGAAGAATTAATATTCAAAAAAACTTAATTTATAATGGATTTGAAAATAAATTTGATTATCCTTTTGTTTGGGAGTCATGGGAAAAAAATAAAATGTAATTATCCAAGAAAGTTGGGTATTAGTATATGAATATAAAACAGATTTCTGCAAAAGGTAAGAATTAGATAAAACATTTCTATAAATGAAGAGTGATAAAGTAACAATAATTGGTACTGGGTCTTATCTACCTAATAGGGTTGTGAGTAATAGTGAACTATGTAAAAACATAGACACAACACCAGAATGGGTTGAACAAAAATTAGGTATTTTAGAAAGAAGATTTATTGCTGATGAGAAAACTTCTGATTTAGCTTACTATGCTGCCATAAATGCTTTAGAATCGGCTAACATAAATAAAGAAGATTTAGATTTAATTATAGTAGTTACTTCTAGTCCTGATCAAATATCACCATCAACTGCATGTGTTTTACATAATAAATTAGATATTGAAAAAAATGTACCATCATTTGATATTAATGCAGTTTGTGCTGGGTTTGTCTATGCTATGTCATTTGCATCAACATTAATTAGTACTGGTATATATAAAAATATATTAATTGTTGCTAGTGAAACATATTCTAAACATACTAACTTAAATAATCGTCATTGTGTATTTTTTGGCGATGGTGCTGGAGCTGTAGTTTTAGGACCCTCAGATAATAGTTGGATGGTAAGTGAAATATTGTCTAATGGTAAAGGTACTGGTATGACAGGTTTTAGAATGCCATTAGATAAACCATTTGAAATGGTAGGCAAAGAAGTTTGGGAACAAGCAACTAAAGTATTACCTGAATCAATTAAAAGTGTTTTAAAAGAAGCTAATTTAACAGCTGATGATATTAATATGTTAGTACCACATCAACCTAGTATTAATATATTAAAGTTGGTTGCAAAAGATGTTGGTTTACCAATGCATAAAGTAAAAACAATAATGGATAAATATGGTAATATTGCAGGTGCATCAATACCAATTGCTTTAGATGATGCAATTAAATCAGGTGAAATAACTTATGGTGATAATATATTATTATCAGCTGTTGGTGCTGGTTGGGCTTGGGGTTCAATGATAATTAAGTATAATCAATGATTATGAAAAAAATAGTTGTTTTTGGTGGAAAAGGTGGTCTTGGAACTAAATTAGTACCATTTCTTAAAAAAAAATATGAAGTAATTGATTTAAGTAGTAAAGACGTTGATGTAACAAACCCAAAAGAAGTAAATAATTTTTTTAATGAAAATCAAGTAGATATTGTTTTAAATATGTCAGGTAAAAAATATGATGTATTTTTAAATAGTATTACTGAGGATGATTATAAAGAAATTGATGATATGTTGAATGTAAACATAAAAGGTAATATAAATATACTTTCTGGATGCTTACCAAATATGATTAAAAATAAATGGGGTAGAGTGATATCAATATCTTCAATTTTTTCTGAAATGAATGTACCTAAAAATTCATTATATTGTGCATCAAAAGCTTTTTTGGATAGATTAATTTCGGTTGCTAATAAAGAAAATATAAAACATGGAATAACATGTAATACAATACAACTAGGATATTGGGATGGTGGAATGGGTGATAGAGTTGAATCTAAATATCAAGATATTGCAAAAGAAAAAATAGGTTTAAAAAGGTTTGGTAAAACTGAAGAATTATATAATACTATTGATTATATTATAGAAAATGAATATTTTTGTGGTGGTAATTTAAAAATAAATGGTGGATTATAAATATAAAAAATGAAAAAATTAAAAAAAGTGGGGAAAGATGTTAGGGTTAGTAATTTAGCAATAATATCAAGACCTGAATTAGTTGAAATAGGTAATCATGTAGCAATTGATATGTGGACTTATATATCAACTCAAGCAATATTGGGGGATTATATTCATATTGCACCAAGTGTTTCAATTATAGGTGGTGCGCCAGCATTAATTGTTATGGAAGATTTTACTAACATTGGTTCTGGAAGTAGAATTGTCTGCGCAAGTGATGATTTTACTCAAGGATTAATATCGCCTGTTGTTCCATTAGAACATCGAATGGTCATAAATAAACCAGTAATATTTAAAAGATACTCTACTTTAGGTGTTAATTGTACTGTTTTACCTGGTGTAACATTAGGTGAAGGGTCAATAGTTGGAGCTGGGTCTGTTGTTACTAAAGATACAGAACCTTGGACAGTATATGCTGGATCACCAGCAAAACCAATCAAAACGAGAGATTCAAAACAAATATTAGAAAGTGCTAAAAAACTTATGAACTATGAATAATTTTAAACCATCAAACAACTCATTAGACATTCCATGGATTGAATCACCATTTTTTCACGAATTATTGGATGATTCAGGGCTAACCAATAAACAAAAAGAAAATTGTAAATTTTATAATGAAAATGGTTATCTTATTATTGATTTAGAATTAACTGATGATGATATATTACCAATAGTAAATGACACGTATAGTGCACTAAATAATGAAAATACTACATATCATGCTGACCACTTTCAATATACAGAAAGTAAAAGAATATTTGAACATTGGAAAAAAAGTGACTCAATTGCTAATTTAACAATACACCCTAAAATTATTAATACTCTTAGTTATTTATATGGAAAAACGCCATTTCCATTTTCAACTATTAATTTTATTAAAGGTAGTAATCAACCACTACATAGTGATACAATACATTTTCACACAATACCACATCTTTGGATGGTTGGTGTGTGGGTAGCATTTGAAGATGTTGATGAAACTAATGGCACTTTAAAAATAATACCGGGTAGTCATAAATGGCCAGTATATGAATACCATAATCTTAATTTACCTCACCCTGATACTATTGAAAATGGGGAATCTAATAATTATAAAATATATGAAGATTTTTTAATTGAATTAATAAAAAGTAAAAAAGCCTCTGAAAAAAACGTAAGTTTAAAAAAAGGACAAGCTTTAATATGGGCTTCAAATATGTTGCATGGTGGCTGTAATGTTGAAGGTGTTACAGATTTTAATAAAACTAGATTAACTCAAGCCAATCATTATTTTTTTGAGGGGTGTGCCAAACATTACCATCCAATGTTTTCAAGACCGTTAGAAGGTCAATACGCACTTAAATGGTGTGATGATAACAACAATATTAAAACCTATTTAAATGATAAAAAATGAATTTTGAAGTAGTTTCAACTTTTGAAAATAAAATATCAGAGTTTTTTGGTTCTTCTTATGCAGTTGCTGTTGATAGTTGTACACATGGGTTAGAATTATGTTTAAGATATGTTAAAGAAACCAAAATTAATGTACCTACAAGAACATATTTGTCTGTACCATTTTTGGCAGAAAAAATAGGTATAGAACTAGAATGGAGATATGAAGATTGGGAAAATTATTATACACTTAATTATGGTGATAAAAGAATTATTGATGCAGCAGTATTGTGGAAAAAAAATAGTTATATTCCCAACACATTTATGTGTGTTAGTTTTCAATATCAAAAACATCTTTCATTAGGTAGAGGGGGTATTATTTTACTTGATAATGAAATTGATTATATTTCATTAAAGAAAATGTCTTATGATGGAAGATTACCTAACATACCGTGGAGAGACCAAGATATAGACACTCTTGGATTTCATTATTATATGACACCTGAGATTGCACAATTAGGACTAAATAAATTACAAGATGCAATCAATACCCCACCAAGGCAATGGGTAGTTACTGATTGGCCTGATTTAACTAAAATGAAAATTTTTAAAAAATAATATGAAAAAAGCATTTATTACAGGAATTAATGGGCAAGATGGCTCATACTTATCAGAATATTTATTGTCTTTAGGATATGAAGTTTATGGCATTGTTAGAAGAAATTCAGTACCTGAACACCAACAAAGCCGTATTGAATCCATAAAAGATAGAATGTATGTTTATTATGGGGATGTTTTAGACCAAACAAATTTACAAAAATTATTAGATAAAATACAACCTGATGAAATATATAATTTAGCAGCACAAAGTCATGTTAGAATAAGTTTTGATATACCAGAATTTACATTACAAACAAATTCAAATGGTGTTTTAAATATGTTAGAAGCCTATAGAAGAAGTTGTCCAAATGCTAAATTTTATCAAGCATCATCATCAGAAATGTTTGGAAACTCTGTTGATAGTGATGGCTTTCAACGAGAAACAACACCAATGATACCAGTATCACCATATGGGTGTTCTAAATTATCTGCATATTCATTAGTTAGAAGTTACAGAAGGGGTTATGGATTACATGCTGTAAATGGAATACTATTCAATCATGAATCCCCAAGAAGGGGATCCAATTTTGTAACAAGCAAAGTTATTAAAACTGCTCTTGAAATAAAACATGGATTAGCAAATAAACTAGTCATTGGCAATATGGATTCATATAGAGATTGGGGTCATTCTAAAGATTATGTAAAAGCAATGCACTTATTATTAAACCACAATACACCAGATGATTATGTTGTATCAACAATGAAAACTCATTCAGTTAGAGAAATGATTGATTATGTATTTACTAAACTAGAACTTGATTATAATCTATATGTTGTCCAAGACCAAGAATTTATGAGACCTGAAGAATTAAAATATCTTAAAGGTGATTCTACTAAAATTAGAAAAGAATTTGGTTGGAAGCCAGAATATACTTTTGAAATGTTAATGGATGAAATGATTGAGCATTGGGATGAACAAGTTAGGATTACTAAAATGATTAATAATAAAAAATATTAGTTTATATGCTAAAATTGTTAGTAACTGGTGGATATGGTTTAGTTGGTTCACATATTAAATCAGATATTAAGATTGGAAGTGAAATTGATTTAACAAACCCCCACCTTACATATGAAGCCTTTGAAAAGCATAAACCAACACATATTATTCATTGTGCTGGTAAAGTTGGTGGACTTGGGGGTAATATGAAGTATAAGGGTGAATATTTCTATGATAACATTATGATAAACACAAATGTTATAGAATCAGCAAGGAAGGTTGGAGTTGAAAATTTGGTTTGTTTCTTATCCACTTGTGTATTTCCAGATAATATTGATTACCCCCTAACTGAAAAGAAGATACATTTGGGTGAGCCTCATTCATCAAATTATCCCTATGCTTATGCCAAGAGAATGGCAGATATACAAATTAGGGCATATAGAGAACAATATGGGTTAAATTATAAATCAGTAATACCAACAAACATATATGGTTCTAATGATAATTTCTCATTAGAGCATGGTCATGTTATTCCTATGTTAATTCATAAATTATTTTTGGCAAAAGAAACAAAAACTGATTTTATTGTTTGGGGATCTGGTAAACCATTAAGAGAATTTATTTATGTTAAAGATGTTGCAAGATTAAGTGAATGGGTTTTAAATAATTACAATGAATCTGAACCAATTATTTTGAGTCCCTCATCTGAAATTAGTATAAGAGATTTGGTTGACTTATTGGTAAATTATTTTAACTTTAAGGGTAAGGTAATATTTGATGATTCTAAACCTGATGGACAATTTAGAAAGCCATCTGATAATAGCAAATTGATGTCATATTTACCAGATTTTAAATTCACCCCAATTGAGGAGGGGTTGAAGGAAACAGTTGAGTGGTTTATTGAAAATTATACTTATGCAAGAAAATAAAATAGCATTGATATCTGGGATAAATGGTCAAGATGGATCATACTTAGCAGAATTATTGATTGAGAAAGGATATGAAGTTCATGGAACATTGAAAAGAAATTCAGTTGCAGAAAATCAAACATCAAGATTGGATAATATATATGATAAGTTAAAATTACATTATGCTGATTTGACTGACTTATCATCATTAATTAGAGTAATACAAGATGTTAGACCTAATGAGATATATAATTTGGCAGCACAATCTCATGTAAGAATATCATTTGACCAACCCATTTACACAGCAAATGCAACTGGACTTGGCGTTTTAAACTTACTTGAAGCGGTTAAACTTGTAGATAAGTCAATTAAAATATACCAGGCATCATCATCTGAAATGTTTGGTAATTCAATTGATGCTGATGGATTTCAAAGGGAAACAACGCCTTTAAATCCGGTATCACCCTATGGTTGTTCAAAAGTATTTGGGTATAATATTGCAAGAAATTATAGAAATTCATATGGTATGTTTATATCAAATGGGATTTTATTTAATCACGAATCCCCAAGAAGGGGGACAAACTTTGTAACAAACAAGGTGGTTAAACAAGCAGTTAAAATAAAATTGGGATTAGCTAATTCATTAAGTTTGGGTAATTTGGATGCTACAAGGGACTGGGGACACGCAAAAGATTATGTGGAGGCAATGTGGTCAATATTGCAATTAGATAATCCTGATGACTTTGTGTGTGCCACAGGGGTATCCCATTCTGTTAGAGAATTGTGTGAATATGTTTTTTCATACTTGGGGTTAAATTATATGGATTATGTAAAACAAGATGAAAAATTTTATAGACCAGAAGAACTATATGATTTAAAAGGAGATGCAACAAAATTAAGGAAAACAATTAACTGGCAACCAAAATATACATTTGAAACAATGCTTGATGAAATGATAGAATATTGGTTACATAAATTTAATGATGAAAATTTGACTACTAAATTCTAGTTCCTATTATTTATTATTAAATAAAAACAACTTAATGACGAGAAGAAGATTTGTGAAAAAAGAAGATGAGGTTGAGTTAGCTCCCCAATCTAGGAAAAGCCAAATTTGTAGTTTACTTAAAAAGAAAACAAAAGAAAAATTCCTAAATGACAATCAAGTGGTTTATTATGACAAATTGTTAAATAACCAAATTACAATTTGCATTGGTCCTGCTGGAACTGGAAAGAGTTATATGTCTATGAAAGCAGCCATTGACTTACTTGCAGACCCCAGCAATACATATGACAAGTTGGTGATTGTTAAACCAGCAGTTGAAGCAGAAGAGAAACTAGGGGCGTTACCTGGAAATGTAAATGAGAAGATGGATCCATATATTTATCCATCATTTTATTTAATTAACAAAATAATTGGCAAAAATATCCGTGAGAAATTAATGGATATGGAGGTTATTGAGGTTATGGCTCTTGCTTATATGAGGGGTTTAAACATTGACAACACCATCTTGGTATTAGAAGAGGCACAAAATACCACACCAAATCAAATGAAATTACTATTGACAAGAATAGGTTTTAATACTAAATTCTTTATATCTGGAGATTTGGAACAAACTGATAGATATAAAGACAAGAGGGGAACTGGATTATATGATGCTATGGAAAGATTACAAGGCATCTCAGATATTGCTCACCATGAATTTTATAGTGAGGATATTGTTAGAAACCCCATCATAAGCAAAATTTTAAAAAAGTATGACAATAGCAATTGATTTAAATGGAATATTAAGGGACACTCTTGGGAAGATAGAACAAGTTTATGATAAGTTTTATGTTGCAAATGAAGATAATGAATCAGAATTTAAATATGAAATAAATTACCCAATTGATTCCTTAAATCTTTTAAATCATTTTAAATTTCCATTGGATGATGATTTGTATAATTTTTTATACATTGAACATCCAATGGAGATATTTGGGCATGCAGCATCTGTTGAATATACAGGGATGAATGATTTGAATGATTTTTATTTGGATATGAGAGATAATCATGAGATTATTATTGTTTCCGATGAAATTGGAAAATCAAAGCCAGCAACATTGTTCTTTTTATCAAAATTTTCTTGTTTGATTGAAAATATCAAATTTTATAGCGAACAAACAAAAAATGAGATGATTAAACCAATAGATGTTTTACTTACGGCTAATCCTAACCTATTATTAGATGTGCCAAACAATTTGGTTATAATTAAGTATGAACAAGAATACAATAAAAATATTAAAACCAAACATAGCATAAATAAACTAAGAGAATTTAAAGACAAAATTTTAGAACTATGTTAAAAATTTTAGGAGAACATTATTATGTTGATTTAGATATTGTTGAAAAGTATGTTGATATGACAGAAGTTGCATCAATAGAAATAACAGGTACAACAGATACAAAAATAAATATTATAAAATATGAACTTGTAAAACTAATGTTAGATGTTATTCTAACAGAGAATGATGACATTGATGAAAAACTTGGATTAAGTTCAGGTAATAACTTGACTCTACCATTTAAATTGGCATTTAATACATTATTAAACAAAAAGATAATAAACAAATATTAACATGAATGATATTAAACCAAAAATTGAAAATTCTTTAAATATCTTAAAAGATAAGAAATCAAGGATTTATTTTGTGGCTCAAGACACAAAAGGAAATGCTAGGGCATCCATAAAATATATATACGATGTGGCATTATCATTAAAAGATAACGGCTTCAATCCTATTATATTACACGAAAAGAAAGATTATTCAGGTGTTGCTTCTTGGCTTGACGAAAGTTATATGACCTCATTACCCCACCGTTCAATTGAGGGGGAGAATTTGGAAATTAGTCCAGAAGATTTTATTGTACTTCCAGAAATATATGGATTTATTATGGAACAAATAAAAGATTTGCCTTGTGGTAAAATTGTATTGATGCAATCTTACTCTTATGTTTTAGATACATTACAACCAGGGCAAAGTTGGCCTTCATTAGGATTTTTAAAATGTATAACAACTTCTGAAAAACAAAAGGATGAACTAGATTCATATATGAAGAAAATGTCTTATGACATTATTACCCCAGTAATTTCAGATTTATTTGATAAACCAAAAGTACCCCCAATGCCAATTATTGCTGTTCACACAAGAGAGCAGACTGATACAATTAATATTGTTAAACAATTTTATTTAAAATACCCCCAATTTAGGTGGTTCACATTTAGGGATATGAGGGGTCTTAGCCAAAGTGAATTTGCTAATTCTTTAAAGAATTGTTTTTTAAGCGTTTGGATTGATGATATTAGTGGTTTTGGAACATATCCATTAGAATCTATGGCTTGTGGTATTCCAGTTATTGGTAGAATACCAGATTTAATACCTGAATGGATGAATGATAAAAACGGCATTTGGATACAAGACAAATTAAAAATGGTTGATTATATTGCCGAATTTATTCAGAATTGGTTGGAAGACAGTATAACACCTGAACTATATGAAGAGATAGAAAAGACATCTAATATGTATAAAGATAAGGATAAATTCACATCAACAGTTATCAATTGTTTTAATTCATATTTTGATAATAGAATAAACGCATTTCAAGAGCAACTAAACAAATTATAAAATGAGCAAAAAATTATCACTATCAATTATATTACCAATTAAATCATCAAAAGTTAAAGACTTTGATATGTTTTTCACCAAAGCAATTGCGTCATTGGAGAAACAAGAAAATGATTTTGATGAATTGGTTATTATCCATACAAAAGAAGATTCTCTTGTTAAATATTTAAATGAATATGATTTTAAATCTATTAATGTTAAAAAATTAGCTTGGGATTCTGAACCAAATTATTGTGAGCAAATTAATTATGGCGTTGAAAACGCTTCATCAGAATGGATTTCATTATTTGAATTTGATGATGAGTATTCAAATATTTGGTTTAAGAATTTTAAAAAGTATGCAGAAGTTTATCCTGAATATGGGGCATTTTTACCTGTTGTTGTTGATGTTGATGCAAAAGAAACATTTGCTGGTTTTACAAATGAAGCAACATTTGCGGCAAATTTCACCCAAGAAATGGGAGTTTTAACAAATGACATCCTACAAGAATATCAAAATTTTCAAACTTCTGGAATTATTTTGAAAAAGGATATATTTATTAGCACAGGTGGATTTAAGCCATCAATAAAATTAACATTTAGTTATGAATTTTTATTGAGGTTAACTTATAATTCAACATCAGTTATGACAATACCAAGATTGGGATATAAACATACCAATTTAAGGGAGGGGTCAATATTTTGGAATTATAAGTATGATGATAATAAAATTACTGAAGATGAAGTTAAATTTTGGCTTCAAACTGCTAAAAAAGAATATTTTTTTACAACTGATAGAAAAATAAAGTACGAAATTCAAAATTCTTAATGACAACCCAAACTATTGATGTAATAGATGATACTAAGAAAACAAAGAAAACCCCAAAAGAAAACTATTTTGACATAAGGGAAGAAAAGGCTGTTGTAGATTTTCTAACAGCAAATACTTTACATGAAAAAAACAAAATATACAACCAATTTCTTAGAAAGCCTTTAGATAAAATGATATCGTCAATAATTAGACGATACAGGTTATATAGAAAAGATATGGACTTCAATGAGATTCATACTGATGTTCATTCTTTTCTTATGACCAAAGTAGATAAATTTAAACCATCCAAAAATAAAAAAGCATATTCATACTTTGGTACGATATGTAAAAATTATTTGATGGGTCAAATATTAAAAGACCAAAAAGAAACCAACAGAAAGGTATCTTATGAAGATATTTCAGCATCAATAGAAGAACGCCCAGATATGTTATATAACATAGATGATGATGTGGTTGATTTAGATTTAATTATTGTTGAATATACTATTAAACTAAAAGATTTTGTTGAAACCCAATCTTTAACTGATAATGAAAGAAAATTAGGATTAGCATTAATAGATGTTTTTGAAAAATATGAAACAATATTTACAGCAACAGATAATTCAAAGTTTAATAAAAATTTAATTTTGTTGTCATTGCGTGAAATGACAAACTTAACAACTAAAGAGATTCGAGTTTCGTTAAAGAAATTTAAATCTCTTTATATTTTTATTATAAATAAAATTGTTTAATTATGGCTAGACCAGTTAAAAAAGAAATTTCTTTTAATAAGGAATCAATTCTAAATCTAATGCAAGAAATATACAATGAACTTGTTGAGCAGAGGACAACTGCCATTAGAATACAAAACAAAATGCTAACAATGTTAAAGGATCCAGAAGATATGACAATGATTGGACCTGTTATTGAAAAGCAACAAAAAATTATTAATGAGTGTGTTGAAAAAAAATTAAGTTTATCTAAATTACAATCAAGTATCTGGGAAAAAATGAGTAAAGATGAAACATCTTATTCATTTGCAGATTTGGATGAAACTGTATTAGAAAATTTATTAAATAAAGACATAAATAATGATTTAACAAATAATTACACATTAAAGTAATGGTATGCCAAATTTAATTAATGAATATAAGAACATTAGCAAAAAAATTGATGCATATACAACTTACTTAGATAGTAACAATGCGTCAAAAACAGCTAGAAGACAGAGTGAAATCTTTTTTGATAAAGTTGTTTCTAATGTAAGTAATTCAATTAATATAAATAAAGCCCCAAGCAATTTAAAGACCAATAAAGCCCCCTCTGTTTTTGAACAAATAATTAGTTATATAAAAAAAATAGATGGTGAGGGATTGGATACTAATAACAAATTATTAAAGACATTTTCAGATATTACAGTTAAAAACCTTTCAGAAATAAAAAAAATATTATCTGATGAGGCAATTAAATTATTAGGTTGTAGAGATGACCAAACATTTCCAGTTATACCTAAAAATGAATATATTAAGCCATCATTTAAAATGGACAAAAAATCAAAAGTTTTTGTCCCTATTAAGAATTTAGATTTATTTGGTAATTTAACAAAAAGTCCAGATTCTACATCTGGTATATTTTTTTATGAAAATCTAAAAAACACCACAATAGGTCAAAACATTACAAATGATAAATATAAAGGATATGGTGGCAATTTAGGGTTTTCATTTAATCGTGAGTTATATGAGCGATTAAGTAATGAGAAAGAAACTTTTTATCAAAAATATGGTACAAATTATAAAGGATATTCTGGATTGGATTTATTTGATTTTTCATATGAAACAAAAAATGATTTAGATGTAGATGGGGATTTTATTGCGGTTGCTTTGTTGGGGGATGGTGATAATACATTTAATTCTTATAGTAAATTTATATTTGATTATTACGATACATTAGACATCATTGATTTTAATAATATTATAAAAAACATATTTAGTTATCTTATTGATGGTGCAGATATTACAGAAAGTAGTACAGAAACAGACATAAAGGAGAAAAGTAAATTTATGTTATTAATTGAAAGATTTTGTAATAAATGTATTGACAATAGTGAAGAAATAAATGTTAGTGGCATTTCTAAAATATCAGAACTAGATAATGATACTGATGATTTTTTCACATTTTCTGAAATTGATTTAAGAAAAATAGATAGGAATATAAATAATTATCAAAATAAAATAATTGATTATGAGAGTTGTGGGGTATTAAATCAGCCAATTGATTATGAGATTATAAGAGATTTTGCAAAAGATATTATTGATACATTTGATGGATTATCTGAACAAGAAAAAAGTAATGCAATAAATGAGGGAATATTAAGTATATTACAAAATAATAATTTACAAAATAATAATGCAACTTTATTTTCTTTTGTTAAAGCAACCATTGAATCTATTATTAGCCCAAAATTATTATTTCCAATAATGGTGTTGGGTCAAGTTATTGAAGGGACAATTAATGATAAATATAATGAACTAAAAGACCAAGCTGAAAAAAATTTAAATGAGGCTAAAAGTAATTTATCATATGCAAAAGAAGTAATTGGGAGTGCTGAAATATTTGCAAAAAAATATAAAGTTTATATTCAAAATGTTACCAAAAAAATATTGGAATTATTCTTAAAAGAATTATTTAACATATTGAAGGGTAAATTAAAAAAGATGGTGTCAAAAGTGGTTGGAGGTATTTTTGAAAAATACACCAACAAACAAAAAAGAATAATACTTGCATTGACTTCATCTTTATTTGGTATATTATCAATTAAGGTTGATTTAAAAAAATGTAAAAGTGTAATTGAATCTATTGGACAAATATTAAATTCAATTAATGTTTTAAGTAAAAGAGCAATTATACCAATACCAGCACCATTATTACTTGGTGCTCAATTTTTACCTGGGTATTCAAGTGAACGAGCTAAAATAAATGTTATTTCTGAAATGCAAAATTTGGGTTTAAAAACTGAAAACTTGTTAGATGGTTCACCAAATAGAGTTTTATTGTTTGCTGAATCACTTATAAATGGCATGGATTCTGAAGAAATTACAAATGGTGCAGTTGATGGTTTTATTGACCCCCTATTAACAGGAAGGGTTTTTGCTAAAAAAAGACATGGTTAATATGAAAAATAATGAAAATATTATTGAATTCTGTAAGGATATTAAAAATAAAAGTAATAGTGAAATTATTAATGTTTTGGATAGTTTGACTGAGGAATTTAATGAAACAAAAAATATAGTTATCAATCTGACTTATAAATTAGATGAGATTGAGGGGGCTTATTCTAAAATTTTAGAAGAATATAATTCAAGAAATAATTATGGACAATAGAGTACTATTTCCAGCGGAGATAATTGATATTGAAGACCCATTAGGATTAAATAGGGTTAGGGCTAGGGTTGATTCAGATAGAAATGATGATATATTAAATTCAATTAGTAACCCAAATTTTAATGAAAAAACAGACATCTGGGGGGATAGGGATCCTTTCATATTTAAACCATTATTGCCTTATTATATAAATGCTCCCTTGAGTGCTGGAGAAAGAATATTGGTTATTTATGCAAATAAAGATTTTAAGTTTGATAATCAATATTATATTCAATCTGATTTTAATTCTCCTATGCGAGCGGATTCTAATACTGTGACAGAATCTCGTATATTAACTGGTTCAGGTAGAAGATTTAAAAGAACATTAACATTAAAAAATCTTGATGGTTCATATAGGAAATCAAAAGTTAAAGGCATATTTGTTGAACCTAATGATACTGGTATTATTGGTAGGGGATCATCTGACATTTTAGTTAAAGAGGATGATGTTATAATTAGGGCAGGTAAATACAAGGGGTCAATGAATCCAAATGAGTTTCCTACACCAAATTATAATAGGTCATTTGTTCAAGTATCACAGTTTAAATCAAGGAAAGTAAAAAATCCCCCAGAAGTTATTGAACTTGAAAGAGAAAAAACATTAGGAACAAAATTCTTGATTGAATGGGTTATCCAAAATCCTGATGCTACAAATGATAAATTTGATGGATTTATTAATTTATATAATTTAATTCAAAATGAAAGAGTAGCTATTAAAAATTTGGATATTAATAGTACTATTGATGATTTAAAAATATTTAGATGTAGGGTTAAGTTTAATCAATTAAGTAAAGAAAATACAATTAAATTTATTAATGATTTTATTCAAAAATGCAATTCAGGTGTAAAACTTGATGATGGAACACAATTATTTTTTGAAAATGAAATAAAATTCCCAATATTTTTTAGACCAGGATATTCAACTTATTTAAGATTGAGTGGAACATTTTTATCTAAAACACCATCTACAAATGTTATTGACATATATAATGAAATAAAGTTTGATAAATTTTCAAATAAAAGGGGTTCAGGATTTATTTATTCAAAAGATAGTACAATTGTTCCTACTTTTACTGAAAGTGGTGTTGTTATTGGTAATACAATAATAAACGAAGAAAATTCATCTGCTTTAATTGGTGCTGACACAATTTATTTATTAAGCCACAATACTACTCCTTCACCTAACAAATCCAAAATTGATTTAACAGATACTTTATATGGTATTGATAATGATAAAATTGTTGATAGTATTGACCCCAATACATCTTCAATTATTAGGGGAGAAGAACTTCTTGAATTGATTAATTTAATCATTAGATTTTTGGTTACACATGCACATCCATTTCCCGGGGAGGCACCAGTTTCTGTTACAGAAGATGGATCAACAATTCAAAATCTATTACGTGAGTTTTCACTTGCAACAACAAAAATATTAAACAAAAAAATTAGGATTAATTGATATTTATTAAATAAAAAAATGTCAATTCATCTATCTTATTTTAATAGAAACAACACTTTAATTGCAAATTCAAAAATAAATACAGGTAGAAACCCTGTTATTGAATTAACTTATGGTGCAACAGATTACTTAATCCCAGCATATGGACCAACAAGGCTAATTTTTGATTTAGATTTAGAACCTCTAATTGATAAAGTTAATGATGATATCATTTTTAGCGGTTCATTGTCAAGTGTCACACATACATTAGTCTTAAAAAATTCAGCATCTTTTGATGAATCCTTATTAAATGGGAAAATGCCAAATCAAAAACGTAGAGCATCTTCCTTTGATTTGGTTTTATTTAGAATTCCATTGAGTAGTGGTAGCACAGGGTATGTTCAAAATTGGGATGAAGGTGTAGGTTATGATTATACAGATTATTCAAAAAACTTAAATTCAGGGTCAGGGGCGAAATATCCCCTAGTTATAAAGAATGATAATTCATTTGCATCAACCCCCTCAAATTGGTATAATGCTCAAACATTAAGCGGATGGACTGAACCTGGTATTTATAACAATAAAAATACGGGAAATGTTAATTATAGCGGATTGACCATTCTTGATACCAAACATTTTGAATTTGGTAATGAAGATGTTTCATTTAACATGACAAATGAAATAAACGCCATTTTAAGCGGTTCTACCACATCTTATTCTGGTTGGGGCATTGCTTATACCCCATCTTATGAAAATGCAACAGGGTTAACGGAAAGCTATTCTGTTGGCTTTTTTTCAAGGCACACCCAGACATTTTATGAACCTTATCTATTAACAACTTATGATGATTTGATTAAGGATGATAGAAATAATTTTGTTAAGAATAGGGTAAATAAATTATATCTTTATGTAACAGATGAAGATTCGTATTCAAATTTGGATAACAATCCAATTGTTAATATATTTGACAATGATGGGAATGTTGTTACTGGTTGCACAAACTTATCAACAAAATTAATTACCAAGGGTGTGTATGAGGTATCTGTACCAAATGTATTTAGTGGATATACAGCACCTATGGTATTTACTGATGTTTGGAGTGGGATGACCTTAAATGGAATTACATTACCCAATGTTGAAAATGAATTTGTATTATATGATGTAAATAATCGAATTAAAACTGGAACAAAGACAACAGAAAGTGAAACATATAATTTTGATTTCTATAACATTATGCAAGGGGAAAAAATACTCAATACTGATGTTAGAAAGATTGGGGTTATAATTAAAAAAGCATATAGCACAAGTGAATTATTAACAAACATTAAAGGATTTTATCGTGTTTATGTTAAGGAGGGGGAAACCCAAGTTCAAGTTCAAGATTGGACAGAATTTAACAGAACACCAAATGAATATTATTTTAATTTTGACACAAGAGATAAAATACCAAATAAATATTTTGTTGATTTAAAGGTTCAAATTGCTGGGGAGATTACCACTTATAAAAAACAATTGCACTTTTTTATTATAAATAAAAAATAATTAGATAATGGAAAAAGAAACATTAAAAAGAATATTTGAATTCCTTGAAGAGAAAGGAGAACATAGAGCACCATTTAAATGGAAAATATTAAATAATGAGCCAATAACCAAAGAAGATTTAGATGTTATAGGTAATTTGTGGTTTTATGAAACAACAATAACCTCATTACCAGAAGGTTTGAAAGTTGGTGGTAATTTCGATTTAAGAAGATCAAAAATAACCTCATTGCCAGAAGGTTTGAAAGTTGGGGGTAATTTGAATTTAGGTTCAACAAAAATAACATCATTACCTGAAGGATTGGAAGTTGGTGGTGATTTGTTTTCATCTAATACAGATATAACCTTGCTACCAAAAGGATTGAAAGTTGGTAGGGATTTGTATTTAAATAATACAAAAATAACTTCATTACCAGAAGGATTGAAAGTTGGAGGGCATTTAGTTTTAAATAATACAAAAATAACTTCATTACCAGAAGGACTTGAAGTTAGGAAAGATTTGGTGTTATTTGGTTGTAAAAATATACAATCATTGCCAGAAGGTTTAAAAGTTGGTGGTGATTTGGATTTAAGACTAACAGATTTAACCTCATTACCAAAAGGATTGAAAGTTTATGGATCTATAATGTTGAATCTTTCCCATTTAGATGAAATTAGTAATTATAGATTAAGAAAGATGATTCAACCTGGATTTATAAAAGGAAAAATAGTTAGATAATGGAAAAAGAAACAATTGAAAAAATACTTGATTTTCTTGAAGAAAAGGAAGGGGTAATACCTAAAAATAATTTAAGGTGGAAGTTATTATTTAATAAACCATTAACAAAAGATGAATTAAATATAAAAGATGATTTGAATTTAATGTACTCAAGTATAGAATCATTACCAGAAGGGTTAAAAGTTGAGGGGGACTTAATTTTAACATTTTCAAGAATACAATCATTACCAGAAGGATTAAAAGTTGGGAAGCATTTGTTTTTAGCATATTCAAAAATAACCTCATTACCAAAAGGATTGAAAGTTGGTGGTAATTTGCATTTAAATTATACATCCATTAGTTCATTACCTAATGACTTAAAAATTAGGGGTTTTTTGGATTTATATTCTTGCAAAGATTTAATTTCACTACCAGAAGGATTAAAAGTTGGTAAATATTTGAATTTAAAAGATACAAAAATAACATCATTACCAAAAGGGTTAGAAGTTAGGGGGGTATTGTATATAGAAAATACCCCATTACGAAAATACACAGATGGACAATTAAGAGAAATGGTTTATCCTGGATTTATAAAAGAAAAAATATCAAGATTGTGAAAGAAGAAACATTAAAAAGAATACTTGAATTCCTTGAGAAGGAAGAAAATAGAAAAAAACCTTTTGCTTATAAAGTAAAAAATAATGAACCCTTAACAGAAAAAGATTTAAATATTGAAGGTAATTTGGATTTATCAAATTTTAAAATAACTTCATTACCAGAAGGATTGAAAGTTGGGCGTGTTTTAGATTTAACAGACTCAGATATAAAAACATTACCAGAAGGATTGGAAGTTGAGGGTAATTTATGGTTAGCTGGGTGTTGGGGTTTAACCTCATTACCAAAAGACTTGAAAGTTGGGGGTAGTTTATATATTTACAGAACAAAATTTACAGAAATTTCAGACAATGAATTATTGAATATGATAAAGCCAAATGGTTATATAGGAGAAATAATAGGAAATATGTAGATAATGGAAAATAAAACATTTAAAAAAATACTTGATTTTCTTGAAAAGGAAGAAAATAAAATGCCCCGAGATAAAGGTAGTTTTAAATGGAAGGTTATATTTAATGAATTAACATATGATGAATTAAATATTAATGGTAATTTGGAATTATCATATACAAAAGTAACATCATTACCAGAAGGATTAAGAGTTAAGGGTTGGGTTAATTTAATGGGTTGTTCGGCAATAGTCTCATTACCAGAAGGGTTAGAAGTTGGGGATTATTTATCTTTAGCAAGTTCAAATATAGAATCACTACCAAAAGGATTGAAAGTTGGTGGTAATTTGAATTTAAGGAACTCAAAAATAAAAAATATACCTGATGATATTGAAATTGGTGGTTCTTTGTATTTGCAGAAAACAAAAATAACTTCATTACCAAAAGGATTGATAATTAAGGGTTATTTAGTTTTAAATAGTAATGATAGTTTATCCAAATTTTCTAATGCTGAATTAAAAGAAATGGTTAAACCTGGATTTATAAAAGGAATATTAAGAGAGTAATGGAAATAGAAACATTAAAAAAAATAATTGAATTCCTTGAGAAAGAGGAAAATAGACCAAAACCTTTTGCTTATAAAGTAAAAATTAATCACCCATTTACAGAAGATGAATTAAATTTTGATGGGGATTTAATTTTAAATCATTCAGCAATAACCTCATTACCAGAGGGATTGAGAGTTCAAGGTGATTTGTCATTATTTGCATCAGCAATAAAAACATTACCAGAAGGGCTATATGTTAAGGGTAGTTTGGATGTATCACATACATATATTGAATCATTACCAGACAATTTATATGTTGGGGGTGATTTATGGTTTAAATATTCAAATATAGGAGAAATACCAAAAAATTTATACGTTGGTGGTGAATTAGATATAGAAGAGACCCCCCTCGCCAAAAAATATACAGATGGTGAAATAAGAAGAAATAAAAATTTAAATAATGGTTCATTTAAAGGAAATATAATTAGATAATGGAAAAAGAAACATTAAAAAGAATATTTGATTTCCTTGAAGAAAATGATGATATCAAAACACCATTTTTATGGAAATGGGTAAATAATGAACTAACAAAAGAGGATTTAAATATAAAAGGCAATTTAAATTTGGAATTTACAACTATAACCTCATTACCTAATGGGATGAGAGTTGAAGGTAAATTGTGGTTGTTGGGATCAGAAATAAACTCATTACCAGAAGGGTTATATGTTAAGGATAGTTTTAACTTATCCCATACAAATATAGAATCATTACCAGACAATTTATATGTTGGGGGTGATTTGTATTTTAGACATTCAGATATAGAAGAAATCCCAAAAAATTTATATGTTGGTGGTAATTTATATATAGGAGAATCCTTCCTTGCCAAAAAATATACAGATGCTGAAATAAGAAGAAATAAAAATTTAAATAATGGTTCATTTAAAGGAAATATAATTAGATAATGGAAAAAGAAACACTAAAAAATATACTTGATTTTCTTGAAAAAGAAGACAATAAAAAACATAAAAACAAAGGAACTTTAAGGTGGAAATTTATGTTTAATGAACCATTAACAAAAGAAGATTTAATTGTTAGAGGCGATTTGGATATATCTGGCATAAATATACAACATTTACCAAAAGGGTTAAAAGTTATAGGAAATGCTGATTTTCGGTTCTCAAGTTTAAAAACATTCCCAGAAAAATTATTTGTTGAGGGTGATTTGAATTTTGAATGGACAAGTTTCAAATCCTTGCCAGGTGATTTATATGTTGGTCGCGATTTAGATTTAACATATTCAGATATAGAAACATTATCAAAAGGTTTAAAAGTTGAACGTAATTTACATATTGTAAAAACTCCATTAGCAAAACTTTCAGATGAAAAAATAAGAGAAATGGTTGAACCAGATGGGTTTATAAATGGTAAAATAATTAGATAATGGAAAAAGAAGCAATAAAAAATATATTTGATTTCCTTGAAAAGAAAGAAAATAAAAAACATAAAGATAGGGATAGCATTATTTGGAAATTAAAATTTGATGAACCAATAACAGAAGAAGAGTTAAATGTAAAAGGTAATTTGGATTTATCATATTCAAAAATAACCTCATTACCAGATGGGTTGAAAGTTGGTGGTTATTTGATTTTAAATTATTCATCTATTAAATCATTACCTGATAACTTAAAAGTTGGGGGTCGTTTAGATTTAGAAGGTTGTGAAGATTTAATTTCACTGCCAAGAGGATTAGAACTTGGAGCGTCTTTATATTTAGAAAATTCCACAAATTTAATATCTTTACCAAAAGGATTGAAAGTTGCGCATAATTTAGATTTAGAAAATTGCACAAGTTTAACATCCTTGCCAGAAGGATTGGAAGTTGGCCGTGATTTGTATTTAGAAAATTGCACAAGTTTAACATCATTACCAAAAGGGTTGAAAGTTAGGGGGATTTTAATTATAAGTGGATCACCATTAGTAAAATTTTCTGATGAAGAATTAAGAAATATGGTTAAACCTGGATTTATAAAGGAGCAAATAATTAGATAATGGAAAAAGAAACAATAATAAAAATACTTGATTTTATTGAAAAGAAAGAAAACAAAAAACATAAAGATAGAGATACCTTTATTTGGAAATTAAAACTTGGTGATCCCCTAACAAAAGAAGATTTAATTGTTAATGGTGATTTAGATTTAACAGATTCAACTTTAAAATCATTACCAGATAATTTGGAAGTTAAAGGTAGAATGATTACTAGATTTTCAAAAATAGAAGAATTACCAAAAGGGTTAAAAGTTGATGGTTCTCTGGAGTTATCGCATTCAATTATAAAAAACATACCAAATGATATTAAAATTGGTGCTTCTTTGTATTTGCATAATACAAAAATAACTTCATTACCAGAAGGGCTAGTAATTGACCTTTGGTTATCAATAATGGATACACCAATAAAAAGATTACCAAAAGGATTGGAAGTTAATGGATATTTAGCCGTGAGTGTTGGAGATAGTTTAGACAAATTTTCAGATGCTGAATTAAGAGAAATGGTTAAACCTGGGCGTATAGGTAGAATAATTAGGATATAACCACATACAATTTAACCACAACAGCAGATTTTAATAAAGATGACATAGTAATAGGCTAAAACAAAAAGTCCCTTAAAATCAAAATATGAGAGCCATAATCAAAATAAAGAATAATGATATTTATAATAAAAAATAAGATATGATACATCCAGTAATTAAAAAAATTGTTAAGAATGCAATAAATGAGCAAGCAACAGAAAATTATATGTTTTTTGGAAACTTAAAACAAATTAAAAGACAATGTGAATTATTGCTTGAATTTCAACCTGATGAAATTAATGAATTGTTGACCAATGGCCATGATTGGGCTGATGACCATGTGACAGTTGCAAAAGAAAACTTGGATCAAGTTTTTGATTTTATGATGAATGAATTTGAAAATAGGGATAGCCAGAACATAACAGAAGCAAAGGAAAAAAAGAATAAACCAACAAATCCCAAGTTATGGAGTCAATGTTTGAGTTGGGCAAGGTCTAGGTATAAAGTATGCCCAAGCGCATATTGTAATGGTGCTGCGGCAAAAAGGTATAAGAAATTGGGTGGAAAGTGGAAGAAAGGATAGATAATGGAAAAAGAAACATTAAAGAAGATATTTAAATTTCTTGAAAAGAATGATGAAATAAGAGCACCATTATTATGGAAATGGTCAAGTGGTGAACCATTAACAGAAGATGATTTGCATATTAAAGGTGATTTGGATTTTTCAGATTCAGGGATAGAAACATTGCCAGATAATTTATATGTTGAAGGTGACTTGTATTTACAATTTTCTGATATTAAATCATTACCAAAAGGATTGAAAGTTGGGAGACATTTAGATTTATCAAACACAAGAATAACTTCTATGCCAGAAGGATTAGAAGTTGGGGTTGATTTGGATTTATCCTACTCTGAAATAGCATCATTACCAAAAGGATTGAAAGTTGGGCAAAATTTGTTTATTGGTGGAACACCATTAGCAAAATTTTCAGATGATGAATTAATAAAAATGGTTGAGCCTAGTTTTTTAAATAGATATATATATAGATAATGGAAAAAGAAACATTAAAGAAGATATTTAATTTCCTTGAAAAGAAGGATAATAGGAATACGCCACTTAGGTGGAAATGGGTAAATAATATACCATTAACAGAAGATGATTTACATATTAAAGGTGATTTGAATTTATCAGATTTAGAGATAGAAGAATTGCCAGAAGGATTGAAAGTTGAAGGTGATTTGTTTTTACAAAATTCAGATATTAAATCATTACCAGAAGGATTGGAAGTTGGAGGGCATTTAGTTTTAAATTATACAGAAATAAGAAAATTACCAAAAGGATTAAAAGTTAAATTAGATTTGGATTTATCATATACACAAATACAATCATTACCAAAAGGATTAAAAATTGAAGGTGAATTAAATTTAAATACCACCCCATATTTGGAATCATTACCAGAAGGAATGGAAGTTGGTATATTATCTTTGGAGGATTCAGAGATAGGATTTTTACCAAAAGGATTAAAAGTTAATAGATTGTTAGATTTAATGCGTTGCAAAAATTTAACTTCATTACCAAAAGGGTTGGAGGTTTATGGTAATTTGGCCATTCACGACTCTGGGTTAGCAAAATTTTCAGATAATGAATTAAGAAAAATGGTTAAACCAGGATTTATACTTGGAAATATAGAAAGATAATGGAAAAAGAAACACTAAAAAAGATATTTACATTCCTTGAAGAAGAAGAAAATAAGGATAAACCATTTATGTGGAAATTAATGAATAATGAACCATTAACAGATGAAGAGTTATTTGTTGAAGGGGATTTGGATTTAACAGAAACAGATATTGAATCATTACCAGATGGATTGAACGTTGAGGATATTTTAAGTTTATATGGTTGTAAAAATATACAATCATTACCAGAAGGATTAAAAGTTGGGGAGGATTTGGATTTGGGACATTCAAATATAACATCATTACCAAAAGGGTTGAAAGTTTGGGGTCGTTTGTTTATTAAAAATACACCATTAACAAAATATTCAACTGAGGAATTAAGGCAAATGGTTAATCCTGGATATATAAATAATATAATTAGATAATGGAAAAAGAAACACTAAAGAATATATTTAATTTTATTGAAAAGTTAGATGGTACAAAAATTCCATTTTTATGGAAAATAACAAATGGTTCACCATTAACAAAAGAAGATTTAATTGTTAATGATGATTTGGATTTATCAAATTTTAAAATAACTTCATTACCAGAAGGATTGAAAGTTAGTGGCAATTTGAATTTAGATTATTCAAAAATAACTTCATTACCAGAAGACTTGGAAGTTGGGGGCGAGTTATCTTTAGAACATTCAAATATAAAATCATTACCAGAACTATTGAAAGTTGGGGGTGATTTGGATTTATATGGCTGTGAAAAACTTGAATCATTACCAGAAGGATTAAAAGTTAATGGTACATTATATTTAAATCATTGTTACAAATTACAATCATTACCAAAAGGATTGAAAGTTGATGATGGAATAAACATAACTTACACAAAATTAACCAAATACACTGAAAATCAATTAAAAAAAATGGTTAAACCTGGATATATTAAAGGTATTATATTAAATGAGGATCCTGATTGGGATGAAACAGAATTTGCTATTTAATTCAACTTGTAGTATATTTGTAATAAAAAAACTATGAACATTAAATCTTGGTTGACCCCCCTAGTTAATTCATTTAAAGAAAACATCTTGGCATTAACTGACCCAACAGAGGATGAAGTTAGGTGTAAAAATATTATCTTTAAAATGCTGGACAATCCAGATGCCAAACTTGCTTATTCATCAAAATCGCCAGAAAGATTAATTTATCTTGAAGATGAGAATATCTTTATCATTATATATGATAGAGAAATTCATATGATTTATGAATATGAACTTTTCAAGTTTTTTATTAATCACCATCAAACACATATTGATATTATCAGCAGGTTTGATGATAAGATGCAATCAAAATTTGATACCTTTTATGAGTTGTCAAATTATCTAAAAGAAAACTTTTTAATTAAGGTTGAAGCCTTTTAGGTTAACAAAGATATGATAATATCATATAAATTTAAAAACATTATGAGCAAAATAAAAATTCTTATAACTCCTAATCAAGCAGATGAAATTTCAAATAAACTAAAAAAAACATCAGCTTCAGAAAAAGGTACAGACTTTGAAAACTATATTTTTGAACTATTCAAAAAAACAGATTTGTTTTCTGATTTAACCAAAAAAACTATTGATAAAAATAAATTTATAAATATTGATTCAAAAACTTCTTATGGTGAGGAAAGAAAAACAATAAAAAAATTATTTATACAATTAATGGGAAAATTTAAAAATATGAAACCCCAAACAACACTAAAGGGTGATTATTTAATTCAAATTAATGGGGAGGATGAAGTATTTGATGCAAAAAATTATGATAGCATTATTCCTATATTTAAATTCCCTGAAATTGAAGGGTTATCCCCTAAATCTTTTATGAAGGGTAGCGACTCAAACATAAAATACCCTACTTTTTATTATCTAAAAAACCATGCTACTATTCTTTATAATTTTTTATTCCCTAGTAACAATACTAAAAAAAATGAAGCCAAAGCAATTATTGAAACTGAATTTACAACAAAAAAACAAATAACTGAAATAACAAAAGATGAATTTATTGCAATATTTAGGATGACTGAATTAGGTTATGCTTGGAAAGAATTTAATATAATACCCAAGAGGAATTTTATTATAAAAAGTGGTAAAAAAATACAATATAAATTTGCTTCTTTTGATGAAATACCAAATAATAATGTTATAGTTGATTTACTTACACAAAATGGTTACTTGTATCTTTTTTTCACCCAAAATGATAATATTTTATTTATATTATCACAAAGGGTTTCTGGACAAGGAAATTGTTCATTTATTAATTTAGATTATGTTCATTTAGTAAATGAAGTTAATGCTAATGATTATGAATTAAAAACTCTTCAATAATTCTTATTAAACTTTCCTTTGTAACCATTGTTGGTTTATTGCCCGTTCCAGATTTTGGATTCTTTTTTTCAGCCGCTCTTTTCTTTGTACAAGCTGACTTCTTTTCAGCATCACTCATCTTACTAGCAACACCAGCCGCCTTACATTTAGGATATGCACCCTTATCATCAGATTCTCTGCCACAGGGGGGGTGCTTACCATTTGAATCTTTTCTACATATATTAACCCAAGGACCTTTGGGTTGATTGCTACCTTTTGGTTTTTTCTTATCACCAAACCAAACTCTTAAATCTTCATTAAAAAATGATGGCTTATTTTCCATAAAATTTTTATTAATAAATATATGCAAATAAAAAAAGGGTTGCAAAAAAATGCAACCCTTCCTATTATATCAATATAAAATTGATTATCTTAACTCTTGTAAGTCAAATGTTCTAACACCATCAACCGTAATTCTACCGTAGAAACGGTTGTTAACTAGTTTTTTAGCATATCTTGTCATTATACCTTTAATTGGTGTAAAGTTGAATGGATTATACATTGTTGGTGTTAATTGTAATGGTACATATGGTGCATAGATATAACCAGTGTCTAATAATGATGTTCCTTTGTGTCCCATTAACACTTGGTTTGCTGGGAAGTAAGGGTCACGATATACTTGGTAACGACCTGCTAATGTACCAACTCTTTCAATACCCATGTTGTATTGGTCTTGGTCAGGAGATGCATTTGATACGTGGAAGTATTCCAAATCATCAAAAATTGCACTAACTTCAGAAGAAACAACAATCCAGTTTGCACCACCTCTCAATGTTGATTTGTGGATTTGTGCTGATACTTGGTTAATAGTTGTGATTAATGTTTGATTCCAGTCTTTCTGTGTGTAAGGGATAGCGTTTGTACCCAATCTCTTCCAACCATTGTAATCCCAACGTAAATTCCAAGCAGCACCTTTTCTAAGGTCTCTTAAAATTTCTCTATCAATCTCAGCTGCAATTTGCTCTGATAATAAAGCAGTTAATTCTGCTTCAGCATCAATGTTATGGAATGCAGCAACGTCTTGTGCCATTTCTGGTGACCATTGTGCTCTTAACTTTCTTTCTGTAACTGAAACAGTAACTGATTGTAAATCAAAAGAAACCTCACCAATTTTATCTTCAAATTCTAAACTCTTGTAAATTCTATAAGTTGCTGTAAAGTCAGTTGCGGCTGTACCTGAAATTGATGTTGTGAAACCTGTGTAACCATCTAATGAATCTGCACCAACTGTTGCAGGTCTTTGTAAATCAACTTCAAGATAAACAACACCAGCAGGTGTTGATAAATCATTGTATGATCCACCTCCTGTTCTACTACTAGGGAAAGTTATTGTATTCTCAGAACCATATTGAACAAGCCCTTTTGCATATTTCTGTGTAACAACTCTAAACAATAATGGATTGCCAAGTCCAGATGCTGTTGTAACACCAGAGAATGCACCACCTGCTGATGTACTTGCATAAACAGTCAAACCAGCCAAGAAACTTTCATTATCCATTGGATGACCATCAGGTCCAATTAATTTACCTTCACCATCAGATCCAAAACCTGTCAAAGCTAGTATAACTCTTCTATAATTACCTGCTGAATAACCTGAAGTAACTAATGAACCATCACTCCAAACAACTGTAGTACCTGTTGCAGTAACTGCACTATATTGTCCTTTTGAATAATCATAAAGACCTTCTGGGTTTAAGCTTGGCTCATTACCTTCATAAAATCTATCATATAAATTTTTTCCACTACCATAACCAGTAGTTGGTGTTTGAGTATCTGCTGCACCTGGAGCACCATATGGTGAATAGTGTGCACCAGAATTTGCTTCTTGGATTTGAGGTACAAAGAAGAACAGTTTACCAATTGGTAAATTCATTGCCTGTACAGATACAATATCATTAGCCAATAATTTAGAGAATACTCTCCTAACGATTGGGAAAACAACTGTTTCAAACGCACCAGTATCAGATGTACTAGCCGCTTCGTTAATAAGATATGATGCTTGGTTTTCATATAACTGTGCAACATTCTCTTTTAAATGACCTTTTAAGCCTTCAAGGAATCCTAATTTATTCCATTTGTTAATTGTATCTTCTTTGATAACTTTTAGGTGTTTCAACCCAATATTACCAACAAGACCTGATTCTAATAATGCTCCCATTTTCTATTTTTTTTTATTTAATTTATTAACCTAATTTACCCATCAAATCCTTCATCCTCAAAAATTGAGGATTTTCATAAGTTTTTGATTCAATTAAGTTAGCTGATGAACCTGTTGACGCAACATTTGAAATCTTACGGTTAACAGACTCATTTAAAGACGAATTTGAATCTTTTGATAATTCATTGTTAATAGCAGAATACAAGTTTTTAGATTCTTGTAATGTCTGAATATTATCAAATCGTCTTAAAATGTTTATTTTTTCTTTTTTAGTAGTTGAGTGTTCAGTAAACAATCTTGTTGCATATGCTAAATTAGCATTGAAAACTGCAACATCATTTAGTTTCTCTCTAAAAATGTTTAATGATTTTTTATAATCATTATTTGTTTGTTTTAATTCAGAAACTTGGTTTTCCAGAGCCTCTAAATGTAAATTTCTATTTGGTGTTACGCCTTTTCTAAGACCTCTACCTGCTTTACTTCCCATTCCGTAAGTTCTTGATGCTTCTTTGGTTTCTTGTTTTTTACCAGTTGTAACTTTTTTCATTTTCCCATCAACATTTGCTGCGGATTTGTCATAGTTAAATTTGGCTTTACCTGTTCCCATTTTTTTAGGACCCTCTTTCATTTTTTCATTAAAACCGTTTTTAGCCATCTTGTACTTAAATTTGGAAGTCTTTTTAGCCTCACCTAAATAATTATAATTCTCTCCAACATTACCATCGCCACCATTTAAACAACCTTTTTCTTTCAAGTAATCATACACATCAGAAATAGTTGCTTTTGGATTTTTGGCTAAATAATCTGAAGTGCTAAAATTAGAACAATCAAAATCTTCATCATCTTCCATTTCATAATCATCATCTTCCATTTCATAATCCTCATCTTCCATCTCATAACCATCATCTTCTACATCAAACTCTTCTTCGTCTTCCATTTCTATTTCATAAATAACATTGCTATGTTTATTTGCTTTTTCAAAAATTTTATCAATTGTTGATTGCGTATCATCTTCTTCTAACTCCATATCATCTTCCATATCATCATCTTCTTCTTTGTTGTCATTAAAATATTTCAAACCAAGTCTTTTGCTCATAGCATAGTCCACATCAATATCTTCGTTTTCGTCATCAAAAGGTTCAAAATCACCTTCTTCATCGTCGTCATTAAAATATCTCATACCATATTCTTGAGCATCATCTTCTTCATCACCATAACTTGACTTGATATAATCATCCTCTAAATCATCATCACCATCATCCATTTGATTACTAAGATGACGAACCATACGTGAATATTGTTTACCTTTCCCCATATCTGAATCAAAATCTTCTATTTGTTCTCCTAGTCTTATTAAATATTCATCACCATCATCAGTTAATGAGATATCATTACCATCTTTTGATATAATTATACCATCTTCATCATCCATTGCTTTAAATACTTTTAAAAGTTCACTTTGTGATGCTCCCCTCATATCAATAACATCATCCTCCATATCCATATCATCTTCCATATCCATATCATCTTCCATATCCATATCATCTTCCATATCCATATCATCTTCCATATCATCTTCCATATCATCCTCCATATCCATATCATCTTCCATATCCATATCATCTTCCATATCTAAATCAGTTTCATCATCTTCAATATCTGCTTGCTCATTTAAAGATTCTTTAACTAATTCTTCGATTTCTTCCTTCATTGTTGAAGCAAGTATTCCTTTTGCGTTTTCTGCAAGCACATCTTCAATTTGTTTCATTTGAATTAGTGCTTCTTCTACTAAATTTTTTTCAGATTGCATAATTTTTATTTATTTTTATAATAAATATATCAAAAAGTAAAAAAGTTACTGATTATCATTATTATTTTTAAAATAAAAAAACCCCTAACATTATTTATGCTAGGGGTTTACGATAAAAGTTATTTGTTTTAAACAAAAACCTCATCAATTTTTGATTCTGAAACTGCTGTTATTCTCCAATCTTGGGAAAAGTTTTTATACTTTTCTGTAACTTTTGCTTCAACATCTGTTACAGAATAACCTTTAACTAATTTCTCTTCTCTTACTTTTTTCATTTTACCAGTATTCTCATCAGGTAGAGAAAAAGTTAATCTGGCAACAAAGAATTTTTCATCCATAGGTATTGTTTTTTATTTGTTTGTATAAATATAGTTGTTTTTTTTGTAAAATCAAATTTTTTAATCTCTAATTATTGAACCTTTTATAACTCCAGGTTTAACCATTTTTCTTAATTCATCATCTGAATATTTTTCTAATGGTGTTCCAGCAATATCCAAACCACCTTTAACTATCAAACCTTTTGGTAATGTTTCTATTTTTGTAAAGGATAATATTAACTCTCCCCCAATTTTAACTCCTTGGGGTAATGATTTTATTTGGCTATTAAATAAATTTAAATCCCCACCAACAAACAATCCTTCCCCAATGGAAACTATTCGTTTTGGTGATAATTGAATGCTGTCACCAACTTTTAATCCTTTTGGTAATGAGTTTATGGCATCACAACCAATTATGTTTAAATGACCACCAACTTGTAAATCATCTGGTAATGAGCTTATTTCTGAAAAGGTTAACATCAAATCACCCTCAACTTTCAAACCATCTGGTAAGGAGGTTATTTTTGAATTTTCTAAATTTAAATCACCTTTAAAAGTCAAATCTTCTTCTGTTAATGGTATATCATTTTTCAATTTCCAAAATAATGGTAAATTTTGTTTGCTCTTTTCTTTGATAAATTCAAATATCTTTCCTAATGTTTCTTCTTTCATTTTAATATATGTTACCTATATAGCCATCTGGTTTTACCATATTTAATATTTTCTCATCTGACATTCTCCCTAATGGTGTGCCACCAAGCCATATATTACCCCGAACTTTTAAATCTTTTGGTAGGGATTTTAAATTTTCACAATCTTGTAACTGCAAATCACCACCAACTCTTAAACCTTTTGGTAATTTTTTTATTGGTGTGGCATTTAACAATAAATTACGTTTAATATATAACCCTGCTGGCAATTGTTCTATGTCTTCCCCTTGTAAATCCAAATCACCTTTGACATATAATTGTTCTTTAGTAAAGGGGATTTTATTCATCATTTTCCATTTTATGGATAATTTTTTTTCATTTACTTCAAGGAAATTAAATATGTTTTTTAATGTTGCTATTTCCATTATCTCATTATCCTATTTATATGTCCAGGTTTAACCATTTCTCTTAATTGCTCATCTGTGTATTTTGTTAATGGTGCATTTTTAATATACAAACCACCAAAAACTTCCAACCCTTTTGGTAATGAGGTTATTTTTGAATATCCTAAAAACAAATGCTCCCCAACGTTTAATCCTTCTGGTAAGGATGTTATTTCTGAATATCCTAAAAACAAATGCTTCCCAACTTTCAATCCTTCTGGTAATGAGGGTATTTTTGTATGTTGTAAATGCAAATCACTACTTATTGTTAAATTTGAATTAAGTATTAATTTGTTGATAGTTACAATTCCTTCAGTTATTACACCTTTTGGTATTTCGTCTATATTAAATATATGACTATTTATTGCATAGATAACTCCACCAACTTCCAATCCTTTTGGTAGTATTCCTATACTTGTATAAGATATAACCAGAGAACCACCAACTTTTAATCCTTTTGGTAATTTGCTTATCATACTATCAGAAACATTTAACGTACCGCCAACTTCTAATCCTTCTGGTAATGATCTTACTTTACTATACCCTAAACTCATATTCCCATAAACTTTCAAGCCTTTTGGTAGTGAGGTTATGTTTCTATTTGATAAATGCAAATCACCTTTAACATTCAAATCTTCTTCTGTTAATGGCATATTATTTTTCATTTTCCAAAATAATGGTAAATTTTGTTCACCCTTTTCTTTGATAAATTCAAATATCTTTCCTAATGTTGCTATTTCCATTTTATTTCAAATAACTATCAAGTTTATTCATTAATTTTAATATATTAGTTGAGGGGTCAATTTTCTTTTCTTCTTCTAGTTTTTCATCATACTTATGCCTATCTTCCTTATTTGAGAATAGGTATGCCCCGGGTGTTGATGGGGATGAAACCAAATCAAAACAAATCAATTCAAAATCATCTTGAACCTCATTTTTCTCCCCAACTTTTTTAAGTGATCCAACCCCCCTAGAACTGATTCCTAGGCTCACTCCTTGCCTCATTAGATTTGCGGCAACATCACCCTTGGTTGACACAACACCGCTCTGGTGAAAGCCAGGAGAGGTTAATAGCAATAATTTACCCATTAGTATATTGCCATCCCACCAAATTTCTGTTATTAAGTGGGCAACTCTATCTAAGTCAATTAAGGATGATTCGGGGTGATTTAATTCAGAAGTAGATAAACCCTTTTCAATAATTTGCTTATATCTTTCAGCCTCCCTTTTTAATATTTTTTCAGGATATGTTCTACCATTTCTATTTGGTACATCATGCTTTTGCAATACAGCATAAAATTCAAAAGGGTTCTTATAATCTAACTTTTTGTTTTCTTGTATTAAATTAACATTTAATTGGTCTTTGGGATTAATCCAACCAGCATCAGCCTCAATTAATATTCCATGACCAATTTCATTTGATTCTAATATTCTTAAACTATTCATATTATATTTTATATAATAAATATATAAAATGTTTTGTTTTATTGAATTAAATCTCTTTTTGTTATGAAAAAATCAAAATATTTGTTTTTAGAAATATTTTTATTATATATTTCTTTTATTATTTTTCTAACAGAGTCCTTTAATTCATTTGATTTAAAATCAACCCCAACTTTAGCAAATAAAGTTATTTCAAGGTTCATAAAAGATTTTTTATCTAACGAAAGACCACTATGTCTAATATCCAAATCAACAATTGTTGATTTATGAAATAAATTCAAATCATTGACATCTAATATTGTGTGCTTA